ATCAGTTGAACGAATGATGACTTGAATATCTGAGTTTTGGAATATCTTAAAGTTATATGTGAATGTATCTGTAGATCCATCACCACTATAACTGTTTCTAACTGTAGTTGAAGATATTGTCATATTATTCTTTCTTCTATACTATTTATTCTTTTGTTCAACACTTTTCATTATTTGTAAACCTTTTTGTGCTAAACCAATTCTTAGTTTATATAAGTCTTCTATTAAGTCTTTTTTTTCATCAGATGTAAATAGTGTCCCATCTTGCTTTTTCTTAGCATTATATATAATTCTAATATCTTTTGATGTTTCTTTCATTCCTGCCAATATATCTAATACAGCCTTTACATCAAAATTAACATTCTTTATTTCTTTTAAATAACCTTGGGTATTATTTGTTTTAAGTAAATAATCAACAGTAGAAAGTAATTTCTTTTGTTCATCTGTTTTTTTAAAAAACTCATTAACAGATTTTGAATATCCATACACATCTTTAGCTTGAAATGCTCTTATACCTGGTATTTTAGTTAAAGGATCTGTTGGTTTAATTGGATCTTCTATTACTCCACCAGTAATGGCTATTTCATTTATACCTTCTTTAGCTATTCTACCTATATCTCCAAAATAAGAATCATAAATATTTTCTAAATAAATTGGATTTGCAAAATAATTATCTACCCCAACTATTTCAGCTAAATTTTCTGATAATTTTTTTATAGTTGGATTAGTGTAGTCTGTTGAATAATAAGAGTTAAGCATATCTTTTGGAGCATCAGCAGGAAGTAATGGAGCATCTCTAAAGAAACTATAATTCATTAAGTTCTCAAGATGAGGTTTAAAAAAAACTGGGATTGGATTATATCCTTTAACATGACTATATAAAAAATCTTTTGCAAATTCCATAAAAGAATCTCTATCTTCATTTCTAAGATAATCTAAAACATTTTCTGTAAGGTTTGAAAAAAAAGTTCCTACTTCAAAAGTTTTAGGAAAAAAATATCCCTTACCATTAATTTTTACATAATATTTATTGTTCTTAACGTAATCTGGAAGCTCTTTATAATCTTTATCTAGTTCTCCATTTTCATCTAAATTAGCAAGATAAAAAGCTATAGTTGGTAAAACAATTGTTAATCCAATCATTGTTAATGCTTTAGCTGGTCTATCTCTAAATGCTTCATATATTACTGTAGCACCTTGAGCTCTTGAGTTCCAAAATGTAGAATATCTATTTATAGTTGCTCCGATAGTACCAGCTTTTGCGTAATCTAATAAATTTCTTGCTTCAAAACCAGCTCTTTCTAAAGCCTCTCTTTCTGTCAATCCTTTTTTCTTTGCAGCTTGATAAACTTTTTCATTCAATCTTATTCTAGTCATTACTTCAGATACATCTGTTAAAATTTTAAATGGTTTTAATATTCCAGACTGTTCATTTCTTATAACACCTTTGTTTAATATAGAATGAACATCTTTATCAAACATAGTTCTATCTACAGATCTTAAAGTTGCAAAATCTCCTCCTCCTTTTAAGTATCTTTTATATTCTTCTGTTGCTTTTTTTGGATCTCCTCTATTTTTAAGATAAAATAATCCATAAATAGAATCACCAACAGTAACCCAAGGAACTTTTGCTAAAAAAGTTGCTTGAACAGTGTCTTTAAAAAAGTTTGGCAAAGCAAAGTTAGGTGTTACAATAGCACCTGTTCTTAAAGTTCTGCTAGGTGCAGACAACCATTTTTGAAGAAAACCCATTGCTGGATTATCCATAACTCTAAATGCAGTAACTAAATCTTCTCCTACTTCCCAAACTTCATATTTTCCAGTTTTTGTGTTTCTTAAACTAAAAGATTTTGCATCTGGATAAACAGCTTCTTGTCTAAAAATAGTAAGTGCTTCTATTCCTTTATCAGAAATTTTTGCAACATCTTCTTTATCAAATATGTTTTCTAATTCTTTTCTTTGTATTTCTATTGATTTTAATTTTGCTTGTTTTTTTTTAATAAATGGAAATGGATCTGGTTCATTATTTAATTTCGCTGTTTCTTTTTGTTCTTTTATTAAATTTATATAATCATTTTTAACTTTATTAAGCTCTGTCATTCTTACAATATAGTCTGTATTTTTAACTATACTTTCAAGAGGATCTATAATTTTATATATTTTTTGACCCTTTAATTTTCTAAAAGGATTAGAAGCTCCTTTAATAAATCCATATTCTCCTTGTCTAGGAAGTTCTGTAGCCATAGAAACATAATTTTTATTTATTTCTCTAAAAGCATCAAAGGCTTCTTTTGGAACTAATCCTCCATCATAACCATATTTTAAAAGACCATCTTGTTGATACTTGTTAATTGCTTGACTACCTTCTTCATAAGATATTTTTTTACCTGTTTCTGGATCTGTTACTTTTTTGTTTTTATATTTTTCTACAAATGCTTTTGCGGTAGCCATATCAAATGGAGTGTCTTTGCCTCTGTTCATAAGATCTATTGCGTGTTTGTTTAATAAGTAAGTACTAAATAACTTATGTTCTGTTCTTTCTAAAACAAAAGGTTTTGTAATAGACATAAGTGATGGTCCATTTTGAGTAAGAGTTTTAAAATCAAGAGTTCCATATTCTATAAAATGTGCAGATCTTCCTTGCATACCTTCTTGTATTCTTAAAGTTTCATATAAGTTTAATTTTTCTATTCCTGTTTTTGTATTTACTCCAGCATCTCTAAGAGTTTCTAATACAGGATATTTTCTATCTATTATTTTAATAACAAAATCTCTTTTTCCTTTTCTTCTAAGTTCTGCAAATTGATCTTTAGTAATGTTCCAATCAAAAGGTTCTTTAACTCCTTCAAAAGAAATTGGTTTGGCAGCTTTTTCAGCTATAGGATCTTCAAAAGTTATAGTTTCTACTTCTTTTGGCTTAGCTTCTGTAACTTCTTTTTTTGGTTCTATTAAATCTTTATAAGCTCTGGAAACTTTAATATTTTCAGAATAAGCATCTTCTAATACAATTCTATTTTTTTTAGCATCCATAGCTAATTCTGTTGGTGTTTTTCCAGTTTGAATAAATGTTTCTTTTGCTTTTTCTGTTGCAGAACTTTTTGGTAATCTAATATTAAATAAAGCAAACAAAGCAGATGTCATACCAAACTCTCTCATATCAGGAAGTTCTCTGTCTATAGCAATTCCAGTTCCTTCATATCCTAATATTTGAGCAACAGTTCTAGTTATATATTTTTCAGATAGTGTTCCAACTCCAGGAATTTTTGCAAATGGAGCAAGCATAGAAACAGCAAATTTACTACCTTCTTTTAAACCTTCTTTTAAACCTTCTTCTAATAAAATTTGCATTACATCAGATGGTTTTTTATTATCTTGATTTTCTAAAACTTTAATTAATGTTTCTCTAGTTGCTGTAGGAATTGCTGCTGCAGTAAAACCACCTCCAGCTGCCGCACCCATTGGTCCACCAAAAACTCCAGCAAATGTACCTGGAAAAGCACTTGCTATATATATTGGTGCTTCTAAAGCAAGAGTACCAGCAGTAGTTAAAAATTCTTCTGCAAAAGTATAATCTTCTGGTTTTGGCATTTTAAGAGCTTCTGGTGTTCCTTTTTCAGTGGTAGCTCTGTAACTTAAATTATATAAATTGTTTCCAAGTATTTGCTCTAATATATAATCTCCATCAAACTTTGGTCCAACAACTGCTGTTTGAACAGCTGTTTTAGCAGTTTCTTTTATTGTACGTCTTTCTTCAACTCTTTTATTTACAGTTTCAAAAAGATTTTTAAATAAAGATTTATCTACTGGTTCAAAACCATATTTTTTATCAATTTCTTGATCTGAAAAACCAGCGGCTTTAATAGCGTTAATTTCGTCTGCAAAATTATTTTTTATTTCTTCATTTGTAAACCCTGCTTCTTTAACAGCATTTATTTCGTCTGTGTTGATTTCCATGTTCTATATCTTTCGCTTTTTAGGTATTGATCAATAGTTTCATTTGGTAATTTTGTTGGTGGTTTACCAATTATTTCATTTTCTTTTTTAATTGCATAGCTCATTAGTGCTTCTCTTAAATTAGACTTAGTAGGAGCGTAACTTAATATATCTTTTGCAATATATTTTTCTGATGCTGGACTTAATAAATCTTCAATTGGAATATTATTTTTTAATCCTTCATCAAATTTAGCATACATAGATTGTCTAAAAGAACTTAATCTATTATTATAATTTTGATCAAATACTTTTGCCATTGAAGAGCCTTCAATTAAAGGAACTATTTTATTAATAAAACTAAAAAATTCTTTATTCTGTTTTGTTTTGTTTGAATCTTTTGCATTTTCAAAAATCTTAGTAAAAAAATCATCATCATCTAAATTAACAGAACCATCACCAATTCTTTCTGTTACGCTTTTTGCAATCTTTTCTCCTGGTAGTAAAAATTTTTCAAAAGGATTATTTATTTCTTCATTTAAAATTTTGTTAATAATTTTATCATTAGATATATAATCTGTATCTAAATTAATTTTATTATTAATAAATTTTTCATTAAAATTAAATATTTGATTATCATAGTCTTGATTTCCAGTATAAAAACTAGATAATTGAGAAGGATCTATTCCTAGTCTTTGATTATTACTTCCTTTAAATGCTTCTGATATTTTTTTTTTGGAATTTATTAATTCAACTCCAGTAGCAAAAGTAACTGCTTTATTTTGAAACTCAGCTTTAATTCTTAATTGTTGTTTTAATTTTTCTCTATCTTCTCCTTTAATTGATAAAAAGTTTTTAGGATCATCAAGAGAGATAAGTGCTTGATAAGCATTATCGTTAGCATTTTTATTTATTATTTCAGTTTCAATCATCATTGGTAATTTTTCTCTAAACTGAGAAACTTCTAATTTACTTTTTATTCCATCCTTTTCTAATTGCATATAATCATTTAAAACATCTTGAGATAATGTTGAAAATGAAAAAGGATTGCCAGAATGAACTGTATCAAATATTTTTGAATTTATTTTTGTATTAGTTTGATCAGATCTTGTAGTTATTAAATTATCTCTTGTTTTATTTAAAATAGTTGTTGTATAATTTGGAATTTCTTTAGAAATACTGTTTTTAAAATATTGTTGAACAGATCTATTATTAGATTTACTGGAAAATTTATCTACTATAACTTTTAATTCTTCATTAAAAACATTAACACCTTCTTCTGGTGTTATTTTTAATTCTGCTTTTTTTTTTGCATTAAAAATTTCTGTTTGAGCTTCAATAAAAAGTTGATCAGCTTCAGCTTTATTACTTACTTCTTTTTCTTTAACATAATAATCTGCTATTGTAGAACCCATCTTAGTTAAAGATGTTTCAAATGGTACTTGAATATTAGATTTAACTCCACCAACTTCTGCCGTTGGTCTTCCTTGTGATTCAAATGTAGGTATCTTTGGCATTATTGATTCCTTGATCTGTTTGCTGATTTAGATTGTAATCTTAAATTACTTATACTATTATTTCTTGGGTTTCTATCTTTATGATCTACATCTTTACCAAGTAAACTGTTTCCATATTTCTTTTTTAACATTCGTCTAGCACCATTTCTACCAGCTCTATCTTTCTTTTGCTCTGATTTAGAATGATAATTTTTATATTCACTTTTATAATCTCTTGCCATTAGAATTATCCTTTCATTGAAAGTAAAGATGTTCCAGTTGAAAATAATGTACTCATTTGAGCAGATCTCGCTTGTTGTCTAGCAACTTGTCCCTGTATTCTGTAAAAATTAGCTTCTTCAAACTTTCTTGCTTGACCAACTTTAGAATTATATTCCATAATATTTTTTTCAAGTTCACCCTGTTCAGCATTTGCTCTTAATATTCTTAATCCTGTTCCAGATAAATCTGCACCAGTCTTTGCAATTCTAGTAGTAGTTTGTCCCTGTAATTGTTGAAATCTTTGATCAAATCTTCCTAAATCAAATTCTAATTGTTTTTCCATTTGAGCAGCTTCTTGCTCTGCAATTTGTGCATTACGATTTTGAATAGCTTGATTATATTTACCTGCAGCACCCTGTTGTTGAAATTGTGCTACGCCTAAACCTCCTACTACATATGGTAATGCTGGTGCTGCAAATGCCATTAGTAAATCCTCGCAAATCTATAATGATCGCTACCATCAAATCCGTAGCTTTTCATTAATCCTTCATTAGTAAATCCTAACCACTTAGCAAATCTAATTCCAATTCCAAAGTCTGCACGAACTGCAGTTTGTAATCTTTTAATATTATTAGATGTTGCAAGATAATCTATATTTTGCTTTACAGCTTTTGCAATCGTTATTGGATAATTCCAAACATCATTCTTAGCAATGAACCAACCCTCAGCTACATTACCCCATATTCTTTTCATACCAGCTGCTGCAATAACCTTATCATTAATTAATCCTGTAAATGCTAAATGCTCTTGTTCTAAATCCATACATTCTTTATTGTTATCATTAATAATAAATGATGCGTCTTTCTGTGTAAGCATATGGTTCATTTGTGATTGCATTATCAGTT